TCACTGTCCTCCATCTCAGCGATGACAGCGGAGAGCTCGGCGAGAATATCTTCGTTCGTGATGTCATCCACGCTCTTACCGGCCTCGGTGAACTTGGCAGTCAGATTCGCAAATACCTTTGCGATGAGAGCCGCGAGCTGTTCTTTAGTCAGTTTCATAATTAAATACCTCCTGTTGATTAGGGGACAATCTCGAAAATCATCCCGGACAGATTTTTTGTTTCCTTGTTGGATTGCTGCTGTTTCTTGCCCTCATCAGGGTCCTCCGGTGCTTGGGCGGGCGGCTCCAAAAAGGGGCCAAGAATCTCGACAAGCTCCCGAACCACTGCGATGAAGGGTTTCAGAGTGTTGAGCCGTGCCTGAGTGAGCTTTCCTGCCTTTGCTTCAAGCCGGAGTTCTTCTGCGAGCGACTTGACATCATCAATCTTGGCTTGGTCGTTCATCGCCCATGTGACAATGGAGACCTCCCACAACTTGATTTCCTTCAAGTAGCGGATGCCGGTTTTACTGTCAAACTCAAACTCCGTAGCATCGTAGCCGATGGACAGCTCATTTAGAACGCCATCGCGCATGAGCGTTAGAATCTCGCGCCCTTTCTCTGTGTTGCTGATTTTGCCTTTGATGAAAAGGCCCTTATCATCTTCACGCAGTTCAAGCGGCTTGCCAATAGGCAGGGCATAGCTCTCGTGCTGGGACAGAATTTTGATGCGGTCAAAGTCCTCAGTGATTGTCTTAGCGAACGCGCCTTTCTGTATTACATCATGCCCGCTGTCCTCGTTGCCAAAGACTGCGGCATAGCCAGAAAACTCTCCGCTTTCGTCGTCACCGGGATTCTCCAACGCAAACTTGAAAGACTTGTACTCGCGTGTTGCCGAAGAAGTGTCAGACTTCTGCTCTCTGCCGCCAGCTCGTTTTCCCTTTCTTGCCATACGGTGTTCCTCCTTTCCTCAGAAGTTGGGGCTTATCTTAAAAACCGCCGTAGGTTAAGTAGCACCGGCAGTTAATAAGCTGTTCGGGGCGACCGTCCTCCGGGTCTCGCGGATAACGAAGCCCATTAGAGAACGTATCGTCGATGTTGACTGTTTCGCCTTCGAGAATAACGTGATTGACTTTGCCATGCGTTCCATCTCTTGGGTCAATCTGATTGCGGTGGTGCCACGTTTTAGTTGTCGCACCGGACGCTTTCATCATGTCAAACTGGCCTGTTGCAAGAGCCGTCATGGTCTCCTGACGGGCGATGAGCTTTGCCCTTGTTTGGGTCGTGCTCATTTCCGACAGGACTGCCTTCTGAATCTCTCGCTGGCTCTGTCCGCTTTCGACGCCCTTCGCAATGACATTGGCGATGCCGTCCCTTGTGGTTTGCTGAATGCCCACGATACGCTTTGCGCCGTTGACCTTTGCGGCAGACACAAACTCAGGCCGCTGGATTTCGGTGATGCCGTAGGCTTCTGCACTGACGATTTCGCCGTCCTCATACGCTGCTTTCCATATTGGCGTGAACAACTTCGTCAGCTTCTTTACCTCTGCGTCCCAATTTAGCAGACCTGCCGCTATACCTTCCGACAGTTTTACTTGTTCTGCCTCAGTCAAAGCGGCCCATTTCTCAGGGTCAAACGTCCCGTCATCGAGTAGATAATCTGCAAGCGGAGACAGGAACGAAGGCGTATCAGCTTTTGATGTCAGGCCGATTGCCGCCTCCACAGCTTTCTGTTGTTCGGAGAAGTGGCGTGTTATTGCTGCCATGAACCTACGCTCGCTTATGCGGGCTACTTGTTCCTCCTTACGGAGCATGGCTGAAATATTCACCCGCCGTCTGGACTTAATGCCCTTGGAATCAATGGTGTCCATCGGAATGATAGTATCCTCTTGAAACATCGCCTGTGTAACCGCCGCAGGGTCGTCGCCTTCGTTCAAGAACAGGTCGTTCACGCTGACTTTGAACACGTCCCCGCCCTCGGTATCAGGCAGGTCTAAAAGCTCGCGGGCTTCATTCTTGGTGAGCAGCCCTGCGTTGTAAGCGTCAAGGGCTTTGGCCTTATCAAACTCCTTGTCGAAGGGGATAACCGGGTCGTACCGCCACACGAGGCCGTCACCGAATAGCGGGAGCAGTTGCTTGTTAATGGCTTCTTCCCGCATACGAATACGGGGCGTGAGGACATTCTTAGCGTAGATGTACTGCGCGGAATCCGCAGTGGAGCGATTGCTGTTCTCGGTGATGCCCATGATTTCACGCGGTACGCCAAAGTGTTCCAGCACCGCGTCACGGAGTGCCACACGGCTTTCCACAAACCCAAGCTCACGAGTATCACTTGAGCCGAAGGTTTTCACGTCGATATTTCCGGTAAGCGCCGCCGCCTTATGGCTGTTCTCCACGCCTTTGTGCTTCTGGTTCCAGCGAGCCATGAAAGCCTCACTTTGTTCTTTCGAGGCATCCGGCATAAGAAATACAACCGGAGGTAAAGCATCGTTGTAGAAAAAGCGCTTCTGGAACTTCGCTGCGTATTCGTCAATCTCAACCTCATCTGCGATGCTTTCCGCAATGCCAAGCCCGCGCATGAATGGGTCAAGTGGATTTAGCTGCTTCATCACAAACATATCATCCACCGGCACGTCCATCACCAACCCGCCGGGTGAAACGATTTGATATGTTGGACTGCCGAGGTGTGGGGTCATCTTGACCCAGTGCGGAGGGACGTTCCACAACTCGACGGGTCGGTCAAATTGATCCCGCTCAATGAGCAGGAATCCCTCGCCCACCAGCATAAGGTAGACTTCATGTAGCCGCCAGATAGCTGAACTCGTCATCTCATAAAGCGGGTTGGGTTGCTCCATGAACCGAAGGAAAGGATGGTCGGTAATTTCCGTCTCGGTGCCATCCTTTTCGATATACAGCAGCTTGCCGCTGCAATTCGCAAGGTCGTTGGCAATTCGGTCCACAACTGCTAAACGTGGGCTCTTGGAGAACATATCCAGCCATTCGGCAGTATTCAAAGAGGGCGGTCTTGCCCAACGCGATACGAAGCGGTTCTGGTCTTTCCCAGTGTACTGCTCGCGCACCTTGCGCTTTCCTGTAAAGATTTCAAATATACTCATTCTGCACCTCATCCAAAGGAGAAGCTAAACTCCGGTTTTTCAACTTCAAGCTCCAAATAGGCGTTTGCCGAAGCGTCAACCATGTCTTTCAGCTTGCCAATAGGGAAGTTTTCAAGCTGTCGAAAGTAATCATCGTTCCACTCCGCAACCTTGACATCCACGTTCCCTGCAAGCCACTGTGAGGAAAACGGCTCGGCGCGTGTGACCTTATCGCCGCTTTCCAAGGCAACCGAAACGGTATAACCGCCAAGCATACGCACAAAGCTCTGCGCTTGGTCTTTACCGGCCTGTCCGGGGTCTTGCGGCAGACGCACCGTCACGTTGCCGTAGAGGGCGTTGTCACTGGCGGCTGTGGTCTTAATCAGCTTACGCACGTCAGCGCCGTTCTCGCGGACATTGATGACATCGGCGACAAATATTCTGCCGTTCCGACGTTTACCCATCAGAACACCGGCGGTGTAGGCGCTGTCATCGCCTCGTGCGGAGCCACGCCGCGCCGGACCCTCCATGTCCTCTAACTCGCCGGGAGCGGTAGCTGCAAGGTCCCACGCTCTGACCCACTTGACTATATCCGTAGGAACAGCAGACAGCGGGTTGACTTTGGACCGCTTGAAGTAGTGGCCCGCAGACCTGCGGATTTTCCAGTTACCATTGAGCAGCTGCTCTTGGTCGAACTCGGACATGGCCTTTAGAGAGCCGATATAACCGGGGTCGTGCTTCATCAGGACTTTATTATCAGTAACTTTTGCACTGATGAACGTAACGGACTTGACCTCGTTGCGTTCCTCGAATGTGCGCAAGTCGAAGGTTTCCCACAGTTCCTCTCGTGTATCTGCCCAATGCGTGACATTGTTTTTGCGGACGAAATACCGCAGCTTACCGCACTTGCTTTCGTCAGCATAGCCCGTCTCTGGGTCAATCCACCAGTCAATAAATTTAGCCACCCAACTTTCCCCATCAGGATTGCAGGTGGCTCGAATGTATGGTGTAACGCCACAGGTCGAACGATTACGAGAGAACATATAGAAAAACTGGCTCTCCGTGAAGTGAACCAGCTCATCAAACATCAGCAGAGGTATCTGAGCGCCTTGGTAGTTATACTTCTCCTTCTCATAGAACATATAGGCGAAAGTAACCTTTGCGCCAGATGGGAACCTCCACTGGATGCTTGGTGTCAGTACACTTGTTGCGCCAAGATTTGGGTAGATTTCTTGGCTGGTGGCATAAAGACCGCCAGCGTTCATTATCTGCGGTCTGGACTGCCGGAATATGACGGCCTCAAAACGGGGGTTGTTGATATGCCGTAGACATTCGAGCAGCAGGGCGTAGGTCTTGCCGCCACCTGCTGCGCCGCCATAAATACAGATATCCGCAGGGGACCGCAGAAATAGCTCTTGTTTGCCCGCTTGCGGGCGTATGATTCGAGGCTGGCTCGCAGTCTCGGTTTTACTTCTTCCCATTTTGCCCGCTCACCTCCGAATCCTTTTCGGGTAGATAAATCTGGACAGGAGCCTGAACGGAAACAGGCGTTCCGGTAATCTTGGCTTCAATGGCTTTCCGGTCGTTAAAGAAGTCGCCGCCATACACCTTTAAGGCATAAATGATGGCGGTCGTGTCACCGCTCGAAACTCTTTCCATTAGCTTGTTTTGGCACATAGCCACAACAGAAAGACGGCCTGTTTCGATTGCCTTCTTTAGTGCGGGGTGCTCTTTCTGCAATTTCTGTAAGGTTCGCCGCGTAATGTCGAAAACACTGGCAATTTCCTCCATCGACTTTCCCTGCATAGACAGGGATTGAATGATGGCAAGATTATTCTCTACGTCACCAGATTCTACCCACTGCTCAAACAAGTCCTTTCTTTTCTTATCATTAGTCATACCTCTCCGCTACCTTCGCTATCAGAGCGTCCATGAGCCCCCGGTGCTTGTTGTGGTGGAACCCGCCGGGATACTCGATATTCAGCTCTTTTTCCAAGTATTCCTCGTAGTGCTCACGCGAGAGCTGCTTTGGCGTGGCACACGCACAGTAAATAGTGTTGGCTGTGCAGCGCAGCACCTTCACATCCTCGAAAAACTGTTCCAACAGGGCGGTGTAGCTTTCGCGGGTGTGGAATTTCTGTTTGAATGCGATGCCGTTGGCGATGCTCAGCGCATAATTGTTTTCATCAAGGCAGTACAGCGCAATACCCTTTCCAATGCTGTTGCTCTTTTGGTCGTAGGAGCGCGTCACCCCTTCGAGATTACGGGTACAGGTAATTAGCGTACCTGTCGCCTTTAGGGTGGCGTTGCAGAGCGTGAGCACTGCCTTTTCAAACTCGTCATCAACGATGGAGTTAATGACGAACTCCAAGATGCAGTAATCGAATAAGCCGTTGGCCTTGACTGTCTTTTCCGCATCAAGGATGTTGGCGATAATGCCCTTCATGTCAAGGCTGTTTGAGCCTTTCGCCATAAGGGACGGCTCGTAAGCGTGAATGTCGTAGCCCTGAGATTTAAGCATCTTCATATACGCCATGCGCCCCGCACCAACATCAATAATGCTGTCGGTCTTTTGGAGGCGAGGAATCAGGATGTCCTCGTACAGAGAGGACGTGTTCTGTCGCCGCCCGTCTGTGCTCCTGCGCCGGAGCTGGGCCTTGAACTGGTGGTATGTCTTGATGCCGAGGTTATCAAAGTTGTACTTGCCATACTCGATGCCGATGCACTCCAAGAACTCTTGAACATCCTCATTCGGAATGGAATACGCCAGCACACCAAAGCCCATCTTTTTAGCGCAGTAGGCATACTCAGCGTTCAGGATAACAACGCCATCCCCGTCAGTCACCACGCTGCCCCACTCGTTGTACTGCGACAGGAGCCGCGTAATCTCGGAGCAGATGAGCAGGTTTTTCGGCTCATTCTCCACCCTGATTTTTGCAGAGGGGCAGTAGTGGTACGCCCCGACCTCGTATTCTTCGAGGTGGACCCTGTTTTGGCTGGTTTCGATGGAGTTGTGCAGAAGGTTGAAATGAATCTCATCCTGCACATTCGGAGTGCTGATGCGGACACAGGGCAGCGTAGGCATCCCGATGGCTTCTGCCGCCTTTTTCCGCTGGTGGCCCGCAACAATGACGTTGTTGGAGGCGTTGACAATCAGGGGCTTTACCATGCCAAACCGCTTGATGCTGTATTGCAGCTTCTCCAATGCACCCTCCGTAATAACACGGGGGTTGTATGTTGAGCCTGTTACTTCGCTGGTCGGAATGTTTTCAATGAAATCAATCACGGTTCTCAACTCCTTCCAGCAGATATGCGGCAAAACTCTTGCTCCCGATTGCGCCGCTGTCAATGAACTCGGCATACTTGGCGTTCAGCCGGTCGAGCTCTACTTGCGAGATAAAGAACTGCACCTCGCCGAAGCGGAACTGAATGAGCGCCGGAGCTCTGCCGGTCGTTCTCGGAGGTTCGGGTGCGGCAGGGGCGTGAGCCTCTGTGCCACCCTCTGCCCTCAGTATAGGGGTTGCGGCAGGACTGCCACTTGCGGGAGCCTCCCTGTTATCAGCGGGGTTATCGAAGCGGGGAGGGGTGTTGTCGGCGACGGGCGCAGCGGCCTCGTCCTCGTCAGAACCATCCTCGTCCTCATAACTGTCGTTGACCTCGCTCTCAGGCGGGTGAACCGTGCTAACCGGTGGCTTCTTGGGCCGCTCTCCTTCGCCCATGAAGTTGAAGGTGGGAATGCGGATTTCGGCCTGTTCTGGCTCAATGTCA